CCAATACATCCTTTAAAGCCTCCATGGCATCTTCATTTTCCCTTAATTTGCCCCAAGCTTTCTGTTCTTCAACAAAGGTCTTACGTTCTGCTGACAGGGCTTGTGACTTTTCGGTGTTAGTCTTTTGCCATTCGGTTTTATTATTAAACGCTTCAAGTGCTTCTTGGATTGTATCCAAGTCGTACTCTTTACCATCTAATTCAAAGGACTCTACCTCTGATGTTTCCATTTGTGATTCATTTTCAGTAACCGATTGGTCCTTCTCTAAGACTTCAGATTCCTGGGGCTGAGATTCAACACCCTCTGTATTTTGCTCCATAGGTTGACTAGACTCAACACCCATTAAGGTATTAGCCTCATCTTGAGAAAGTGTTACACCAGAATAACTGGTGAGTACTTCATCTGACATTTATAGTCTCCTGTGTTATTAAAATCTTTTATTAGTTGGCATTAGTATCCAACCGCTTAATGTGCTTATTGTGGCCACATAGATGTTTTTATAGGTTTGGTCATTGTTTTTTCTTTTTCTTTTTCTTTTTCTTTAAAGCTTTACTGTATGCTTTTACTTTACTGCTATAACCCATAATTACTTACCTACTTGTTTCATTGCGGTTTTATGTGCCTTGTCAAAGGTCATGCCTTTATTTATAAGCACCTTCATAAGTTTCATATGCTTAGGCGAATGATGTTTACGATGCTTTTTTAACACCTCTGTATATTTTTCTTTATTATGCATTTCTTTTTTTCTTTTTCTTTAAAGCTTTTTTATATGCATCTTTTTTACTTGTTTGAGATTCTTTTAACGCTTTTGCAGTAGGTCTACCTTTTTCACCTGGCTTTCTCATTCTTTCGCCACTACCAGTTTTTATTCTTTTTCTTTTGGCGTGTATGTTATCCCACAAACCTTTTTTCTTAGGCACAACGACATCTCCATTTCTTTAATGCTAAATTGATTCTACTATTTGGGTCGTTCTTTGTTTTCGCCCCAGTAAGCCTTTTTTTCATACCGCACATCCTTGCACAAAAACTGGACCTTCTAGCCTTAGCCTTACCTTTAGGATTCTTCTTTGTTACAGGTGCTTTTAGGTTGCCTCCTGTAGCACTATTATAACTAGCCCGACCCTTTGCATTCAGACCACCACTCTTAGACTGGCCTTCTTTCTTGGTCCAAGTTTGACTCATTATCCTTCACCTGGTGGTTGTTGTTGCATTTGACTCATCATTTGAGGGTTTTGTTGTAATTGTTGGAATATCTCATCCTCAGACATCCCCTCGAATTGTTCTGGACCCATCTGTTGCTGTTCCCTCTGTTGCCTCATCTGACTAATAAGTCTTTCCACCCCAGGTAGCTGCATATTTTCTAATATATATTCTGGGTCCTGAATCAATCCAGCTTGGACCAAAGATAATATCTTTTCTTCTATATAGGCCCTATTATCTGGCATCATGGAGCCAACCCTTGCACGAACCATTGTATCTACTTCATTGAATTCCATTCCAATGTATCTTAGTTCTGCCGTTTCACCAGTAGAGGTCTTGGTTTCTAGAATATGCATTTTTTCACCCATATTCTTTATCATTGCAATCCACATTTGACCAAGTATCTGCATTGCTGCATCCAATTGGCGTGCCTTAAAATCTATTTTATTGGTTGCTGCACTCCGATAGACCTGTGCCTGTACACCACTTGTAACATTAGGCTCTTGTTTACCCATTGTGGACCTAGTAACTCCTGATACGGTCTCAAACATATCTACCATCAATTGGTAGAAGTTGAATACATATCCTGGCATAGATGATGGTTGTTGCATAGATACAGTTCCAGGTCCCCTTTTGCGAATCACCGCACCAGGTTTATTATTGATTTGGTCTTGCACATCAGCAGTTTCATCAACCAACCACATTGGGTTTGCCATAAGATGAATGTTATCCATCACTTGAGATGCAATTCTATCCAATGCTAGGTTAATACTCTTTAATCGTTTGGGTTCTGGTTTACCCCAAAATGAATGAGCGCTTCCACCATTTTTCATAACAACAAATGGGAAAGGATAGGGACAACGGTTCATTTGGTCCAAGAATTGATACTTTGACGGCCCATCGTATAGTATGACATCGTTTGCCATGCATACCTTTCGAATTCCCCCAGGATACTTTGGTTTGCCAACCTTATCTTCTTCGTTTGTGTATTCGACACTTCCGTCTCTCATCCACACTTCTATCAAGAGGGCTCGGTCTTCCAAGTTCTGCATAGCCTCAGATTCGCCTTCATAGTAATTAGTTTCTTGCCCTTGCGTATCGGTTACCTGAACTAAGCCTCTGTCACCTTGTTTCACATCGGTTATTTTAAGCGCTTCGTATTCATTTAGTTTTCCCATAGACTTGACAAATTTGCCCTTCTCTGGGAAAAGTTTTTGTATTTCATATAAAGGTCTAGGTGCCATATGAATAACGTATTGTGCATTTTCCATTTTGGTTGCACTAGGATTGATATAAAAAGAAAAAGGGTCTACAATATCGCAATCTGGTAAATCATCATGCATATTCCAATTTAGTTTTACAATTCCAGTCCCATAGACCAAATAATCTGTTAACCATTCTGGTACCAACGTGGCCATATCTCGCATATACCATAAATCATCTAACTGTGCTTGCAGCGTATTGGCCATATATCTTGATTCGTCATCAGAGCCAACAGGAATAACGTCAATTTTTGGTGGTTTAGCTGACATAATCGGTATTTGGGTGTCAATGACATTGGCAATCATGTCCAATGTCAATTGATTTTTGTATTCTGGCATATTCATTCCAGACCAATGTTCACCCATATATAATTTTTCTGACTCTCTCCAAACTTCGGATGTGTTTTTTCTTGCCCTCTTGGACATCTCAACCATAGCCTTGATTCTTTTTACTAATTCTAATTCTTTACCAACTGGTTGGTATGTATTCTTTGTTTCGGCCATCAATTACCTTGTTTTGTGTTAAATCCAGTCACCATTATATCGCTAATGGTTGTCATAATGTCTAGATATGCAATCCTTGTGTCAGGAGTCATCTTTTTTATTTCATCGTCATTTTCTATTTCAAGCTTTATCCAAACGCCCTTCTCCATATCAAATCTCTCTATCACCCTCTTAGTCCTGGAGTGTCTGTCTTGTTCGCTTCGAACTTCTGCATCAGTTTCATTATCCATGGTTTAGCCTCATCTTGCTGTGGGTTCCCAATATGAAATAAAGCGTATCTTGTAGAATCAGCCAAATGGTCTGGTCCCTTAGTATCCAAATCCTCTGGCCTTCGCAGGTCATGCACCAGCATGGGAATCGTCTCAATAAATTTATTACAGGTTTTAAATACATGAAATTTTGGAGGATTTTCATCGTCCCACTTTAAATACTCTCGCAAAAGGTTCCAACCTGATAACCTGTTATTGTTGGCTTTTATGGTGTTTATTCCATTTTTTCTAAGGATATCTGCTATAGCCATATGAGAACCAGCGACTCCATCGGACCTATTTGTGTTCTGGGGGTTACGAATCCACATACTAGGGTCTCCTAATGTGGCCTGGTACTCTTCTCCCTCAGATAAAGCATTGATAGCATCGATATGACCAGTGAGTTCCAATTCGGACACATAATAATCACGGTACATATAGACTTCTTTCTTAGGAGATACAGCTAACCAACTCACAGCAAAAGGTGCCTTAAACCCATAATCAATCCCCCTATACCGATACCAATTACTAGGAATCTTAAATGGTTCACATACATGAACATCGTATCTCCAGGAATTAAAATATTGGCCATAGTACACATCCCAGTCACCATCCAGCCATGCACGCCTTAATTCATCTGGTAGACCCTTTAACATTTCCATATATCCAGGGTCCTCTTCCATTAAGGTGGGATTGTCATGTATTTTACTAGGGATAAATATCCTGGTCCTACTTGTCACTGGGTCATAATAGGTCTTTTCCCTGTCGTTATCCACGAATCTCTTTTTAAACCAATTATGTCCTGGTCCACCAGGATTACAGGTCAAGAATATTTGAGGCTTTAGACCTATGGTGCTTCTACAACTAGAGATTAACTTTAAGTAATCTTCCTCATCTCCTATCAGTGTAGCCTCTTCAATGCCCATTTTTTGGTATTCGTGACCCTGATATTTCTGGTATGCCTGTTTATCCATCAGGTGTCCAGTTCTTATAATGGCACCAGTTGGGAATCTAAATTCTGCTGGATTACCAACCACCTCAACATCCATATATTTATACATTTGGGTCGCCCTGTCGATATAATCCCTTAAGTCATCGTAGTTCCTACGAATAATCAAACCCCGAAATTCTGGGTTGTTTATATATTCGGGGTCTATCATCCAGGCCATTAAACAGCTAGATTTTCCACCCCCCCTGGAGCCACCAAAGGCAATTTCAAATTCTTGTCGTGAAAGTGCAAATGCTTGTCTAGGATGTGGTGACCAGTGAGTTTCCATTAGTACCCCCAGTAGGTGCCTTTCTTATACTTGGTTTGTTCGTATTTGGTCATATTTTTCCAGCATTTAGGCAAGCTATCTACCTTAGTGTCCGACCCTGTAGCTAGACCACAATGGGTATGGTCTTTTACCTTAGTAGCAAAAGCGCACATTCGTCTACTTGTCTTTGAACAAGGGTCAAACATCGGGGTATTGTATATTGACCAGGTTTAATCCTATTACATTGTAGACTATCCAGTCTTCGCTCTCACCCTTTGTCATTCCAGTGGTTTGGAAATATTCTAATAATTTCATATATGAATAGGTCAGTCTATTGTCCTGGAGTCCCACTATGCATTTATCCATCTCAGGCGGTTCAAGAATTGGTATATCATCCTCCAATTCGGCCCTATCAAAAACTTTTTTCATAACCTACCTAGGAGTCCCAATGGTATAGAGGACAGATGGGACCCGAGGAGAGGGATGCCCCCCCCTCGCGATAAATAAATGTTCGCGACACCTTATAATTACTCTTCCTCATCCGAGGGTAACTCGCTCTCTAAGCGTGTCTCTACCGAGGGTGGAGGGTCAATCTGTAACCCATCTGTCACCCTATCAACAGGGACAGGTCCATCGGGGTCTGGCAAGAAAGTTTCGCTCTCAGCCTGTCTGGTTGGACTAACTAATTGAGGGTCTAGAGCCACTTTCTCAGGCAGTACAATCACGCCACTAATAGACTTCTGTTCAACTTCCATCTGCATCGCTTTTAAGTCTGGGACCATCTTGGGCAGCAAGATACGCCACGCTGAAACTTGCCTCTTATCTGTATCATTCATCGCCACATCAAATAGCTTTTGGACCAAGTCATTCCTCTGTGGATGCAGCCTTACCAAGTCCTTAACACTGGTCTTAGGCCGTCCCAGTGGATTACCAGATACTCCTTTTACGAACTGCCCTTTGTTGGTTTTCATTCCTGTTTATACCCTGTTAACTCCCTGACATTATATAAGGTGTCAATAGCATCAAACCACATAATAATACTTTAAATCATCATACTATTTGCTTATTAGGTGTCACAGTGCTACATTAGTACTAGTTAAACATACAGGACAGCGAAAATGAACACAAAAAAACATACATTAGAGTTAGCGATTTCCTTCAGTGGAGGGAAAGATTCGTGCGCTCTACTCGCTTATATTTGCGAGACATATCCAGATGTGAAGAAGCATATCATATTTGCAGATACTGGTTGGGAACACGATGATGTTGAAGAGTGGTGCCAGAGTATCGCAGCCAAGTTTGGACAGACCGTCAATGTGGTCAAGTCAGACACCAAGGACTATCTATCGATGGTCGAATCCAGAGGGATGTTCCCCAGTGCAAAGTATCGCCAGTGTACCAGTGATTTAAAGCGTGGCCCAATCCATAAATGGATTCGTAACAACTGTGGAACCAGAGTTGTGCAGGCCATTGGAATCAGGGCTGAGGAATCAGTCGCCAGAAGCAAGCAGTCACCATTGAAACGTAACAAGACCCTCACTAACTCCAAGCGTACAGTTTATGACTGGTTCCCAATCTTTGACTGGACCGAAGAAGAGGTCAAGCAATACCTAGCGGACAGAGACATACCACTACATCCAGTGTATAAATACCTGCCCAGATTCAGTTGTCAGGTATGCATCTTTAACACCCCGAAAGAATTGCAAGCAATCAGAAGAAACAACCCAAATGCATTCTACAAGATTGCAGATTTAGAGAAAAGAATTGGGCATACAATGAACCCAAAAGGAACCGTCACTGAATTGGCTAATTCAGCGTTGAAAGGGTCCTCAATTAACCTAGCCAGATAAGGACAGCGAAACATGAAACCAAAACTAAAACTAACAGCAAAGGGTGAAAAACTACTTCTAGGTGGTTACCCTCGCTTGAGTAAGAAAGGCATCGGGGATGTCTTTGTGAGATGTATCAAGAATGGCGTAAAGACAATAGATGATAGAGCCGTTAAAGTAGCAATTAACGATTTAAAACTATAATAAAGGACAGCAACATGAAACAACAAGAACACATCAAATTTCATACCAGAGATAGCTTGTATACTGGTGCGAAAGAAACCCTGTACAAGCTCGCAGATAAGCTAAATAGAATCAACATACTGGAATCTAAGCAAGAGTTAATTGCACAGATAAAGGACATTAAATATGAGGTTGATTGCGAGGTTGAACACATCACATGGGCAGAGGAAGTCATCAGAGAGAATGCGTTAGCCCAGTCATTTGGATATACCAGATGCGAGCCTAATTGTTTTCTATTTGAATACGATGGTCATAGCGGAGAATCCATCTCACTACAATACAAAACATACGAGGCTTTTTTCAGATGTAGGATTTATAATAACTCGGAAAATCCCTTGAAAAGTAATCCTGACAAGGAATGGACTCTGGAAGTGAATGGCGAAAAGATAGTCACATCTAAAAGGCTATTAGAATGCCTTAGAACCCATTCTGAAGTGATTAAAACTGTGAGACATGGAATCTATAAAAAAATACTCTGGGGCAAGGTTGACAAGCTCCAGAAAAAAAATGGATTCTTTGACCTGTACGTTAGATAAAACAATCCTAACTGATGATGAGGGGGGTAGTTCCCCCCTCGAAACCGTAAGGTCTTAGGAAACTAAAAATAAAATAAAGGACAGCAAAATGAACAAATTCACTCGATTCAATCACTCAGTATCAGCACAGGCCGTAAATAAGGTCATCCATCATCTGTTAGACAATGTCACTCCTTGGCTGCAGAATAACTGGAAGCAGAAGAAAGACGGCACTTTCTATAAGGCCCTCAATGTTTTACTTGATAGACGTATTGAAACAGGAGTGCTATCTGTTAAGGAGGAAATCTTCCGAGACTATGGAAAGCGAATCA